TTGTTGAAGAAGAAAGTCCTAAAGAGTTTGGCGATGATGATGTGCTTGAGTATATCAAGAATCGCTACAACAGAGAACTATCTTCTATTGATGAGTTGTTCGAGGAAAGGTCAGCTAACCAAGAACTTCCCGAAGATATTGCTGCATACTACGAGTATAAGCAAAAGACAGGAAGGGGAATGGATGACTACATCAAACTCAACAGGGATTTTGATAGCATGGATGACGACCAACTTCTAAAAGAGTTCTACATAGCAAATGGCGATGCCTTTGATATGGAAGATGTAGAGTTAATGATGTCTGAGTTTTCATATGATGAAGACTTAGATGATGAGCAAGACATCAAGAGAAAGAAGTTGGCAAAGAAAAAGGTTGTTAAGAAGGCTAAAAGTTTCTTCAACGAGCAAAAGCAGATGTATAAAGAACCCCTTGAGTCAAGTATGGTTCAAAAGTCTGAAAGCGAGCAGCAAGAAATTGAAGCCTATCGACAATATATAGAGCAGTCTAAGACTTATGAGGAGGAGGTTAAAAGAAAGCGTGAATGGTTTGAGAAGAAAACCAACGAGGTGTTTAACGATTTCAAAGGTTTTGATTTCAATTTGGGAGACACCACGATTAGCTACAAACCTTCTACTGCTGATGAAATCAAGAAGTCTCAACTGTCGCCACAAAACTTTATTGCAAAGTATTTGGATGACAGTGGGATGATGAGTGATGCAGCAGGTTATCATAGGGCATTGGCTGTAGCTATGAATCCTGAAAAGTTTGCTAAGTTCTTCTATGAGCAAGGTGCAGCGAGTGCAACAGAGGATGTTACTCGCAAGATTAAAAACATCCAAATGGATGAGAGAAAAGCACCTGAAGTCACTAAGAAGGGTGGAACGCAATATCGTTCCGTAAGCGACAGTTCGGGAAGAGGTTTAAAAATTAAAAGTAAACGAAAGTAAAAAAAATAAGTTATGGCAGGTTCATTACAAGCAACGCCAACATATGCGTTGCAACCTTCGGCACAACAAGTGCCTTTACCTACGAACTATATCACTAACTTCGACTTCTTGAATCAGTATCTACCTGATACTTATGAGAAAGAATTTGAAAGATATGGTAATCGTACAATCTCTTCATTCCTTCGTATGGTAGGAGCAGAGATTCCTTCAAACTCTGACTTAGTAAAGTGGGCAGAGCAAGGTCGTCTTCACATCAAATATACCAATGTTGGTTATCCAATAGGTACAGCAGGTGATGCTGAAGTAACCTTCACAATTAATGACACAGGTGTTCCTGCGTTCACTGCTAACAACGGTATCGCATTGAGAGTAGGGCAGACAGTTATGGTCGTTCAAAACGATGGAGCAGGTTCTAACAAAGGTATCGTTACGGAAGTAAACTTGGGTGCAAATACTGTAAAAATTGCATTCTACGAAGCAGCAGGTATTGTTCAAGCAGGTACAGGTGTTGGTAACGCTGATGTTACTATCTTTGTTTATGGTTCTGAGTTCAAGAAAGGAACTAACGGAATGTCAGGCTCACTAGAGGCTGATGATGAAATCTTCGAGAACTCTCCAATTATCCTAAAAGATAAGTATATTGTTAATGGTTCTGATATGGCTCAAATCGGTTGGGTAGAAGTAACAACTGAGAACGGAGCGACAGGCTACCTATGGTACTTGAAGTCTGAGCATGAGACTCGTCTTCGCTTTGAGGATTACATCGAGACATCTATGATTGAGGCAGTTCCTGCTGAAGCAGGTTCGGGTGTTGTAACTCAAACAACAGTGGGTGCTGAAGATGTAGGTAATAAAGGTTCTGAAGGTATCTTCTACACAGTAGAAAACAGAGGTAATGTATGGGCAGGTGGTAATCCTGCATCCCTTGCAGAATTTGACACAATCATTTCTCGTCTTGATAAGCAAGGTGCTATCGAGGAGAATGTAATCTTCCTTGACAGAGACTTCGGATTCGACATTGATGATATGTTAGCAGCACAGAACTCTTACGGTGTTGGTGGTACATCATACGGATTGTTTGACAACGATGAGCAGATGGCATTGAATCTAGGATTCACAGGATTCCGTAGAGGATATGACTTCTACAAGTCTGATTGGAAATACTTGAATGACCCAACTATGCGTGGAGGACTACCTACAGGTGCAGGTTCAGGTCGTGTGAATGGTCTATTAGTACCTGCAGGTACAACAAGCGTATACGACCAAGTTCTTGGTAAGAACGCTAAGAGACCTTTCCTACACATTCGTTATCGTGCTTCTCAAGCAGAAGACCGTAAGATGAAGACTTGGATTACAGGTTCAGCAGGTGGTGCAGCTACATCTGATTTAGATGCAATGGAAGTAAACTTCCTATCTGAAAGATGTGTATGTACTATGGGTGCAAACAACTTCTTCTTATTCGAGGAGTAAGATTGATTATACTACAGATTTTATAATAATGACAGGATTGGTGGAGTGTCTTTCGAGGCACTCCTAATCCTTTTTAAATTAAATTAAATTCAAATGAAAAAAGAAATAAAAGACCGTACCTATCGGTTACTAAGAGGTGCAGCACCTCTAACATTTATCCTTCCATCTAGAAACTCAAGAAGGTCTCCGTTGATGCACTTTGATGAATCAAAGAATGAGAACAGGGTATTAAGGTATGCCTCTAATCAAAAGAGTATCTTTGAGGATGAGCAGGATGGCAATGCTATTATAACGCCAATTATCTTTGAGGATGGATTCCTTAGAGTTCCAAAGAACAATCCAATATTACAGGAGTTTCTTTACTACCACCCAATGAACGGTAAAAAGTTTGAAGAGGTAGATAATGAGAGGGATGCTAAAGAAGAATTAAGCTACCTTGAACAAGAGATTGATGCTTTGGCTACAGCTAAAGATTTGACAATCGAGCAGGCAGAAGCAGTTGGTAGAATATTGCTATCGTCTAATGTAGCTAATATGACTACTGCCGAATTGCGTAGAGATTTAATGGTTTATGCAAGGAGGGATGCACAAGGTTTTATGGCAGCAGTAACAAATCCTGAGTTACAGCTAGTGTCAAAGATTAATAAGTTTGTGGATGAGAGATTAATCTCAATCCGTAACAATGGAAGAGATGTACACTATAACCTAAAGGATAATAAGAAAAGGTTGGTGGCAGTTCCGTTTGGAGAGGACACCATAAACTTTTTGGCATCTTACTTTAAGAGTGATGAGGGCGTTGAAGTCCTTGAGTTCTTAGAGAAGAAGATTAAATAATCTTTTATAAACATATTTTCTTTTTTTTTTGAAGTGAGTTCTCAGAAACTCACTTCTTTTTTTTGTTTATCTTTGTACAAAGACTTAGTATATGATAAACTCTGTAAGAAATACAGTATTGGCTATACTCAATAAGAACAACTATGGATATATTTCTCCATCAGATTTTAACTTGTTTGCAAAGCAGGCACAGATGGATATATTCGAGGACTACTTTACGACATATAACTACTATGTAAATAAAGAAAACGCAAGGCAGTCGGGAACAGGGTACGCTGATATTAAGAAGGGAATGGAAGAGGTTATAGATTACTTCTCCTTAGAAAAAGACTTGACACACGATGCAGCAAACAAGTTCTTCTTACCATCTCCAACAACAACAGGAGAGGACTATTATTTTATTAATAAGGTTATAGTGGTTACATCAAAAGCAGAAGCAGAGAATGTTTCTAACAAGAACATTACTATGCTTACCAACTCTTTATTAACGAGTCCAACGGATTTGTTCCCTGCGTATAGTCAAGAAGGAAACTTTATCTATCTATACCCTAATACCATAAATACGCAGGGCGATGTAAGGGCGCAGTATATTAGATACCCTAAAGACCCTAAGTGGACATATGTGTCTCTATCAGGTGGAGAGCCATCATTTGATCAATCACAACCTGACTTCCAAGACTTTGAACTTCCTTTGGATGATGAGAATAACTTGGTAAATAAGATTCTGCAATACGCAGGTATGAGTATCAGAGAGATTCAAACGGTACAATTTGCACAGGCAGAAGAACAGATTGATAGTAACGAACTAAAATAATAAGTAATGGCATATATAAGTGCATATCAATATTACGAGAATGGGGGTGTAGCACCTACAGATTCTAATTGGGGTTCATACCAATATGTCAGTTTGTTTGATATTGTCAACAACTTCATGTTGATGTATCAAGGAAACCATAGCCTTGTTAATAACGAGCCAAGATATAAGATTCTATTCCATGCAAAGAGGGGAATACAGGAGTTGAACTACGATGCCTTTAAGGAGGTAAAGATTTTGGAATTAGATGTATGTGATAATCTTAGGTTTATCTTACCTCCCGATTATGTGAATTGGGTTAGAATATCTATGTATAAAAATGGAACACTATATCCATTAAGTGAAAACATACAGACTAATTGGAGTGATGCCTACCTACAAGATAATGATTGTAATATATTATTTGATGAGGATGGCAATGTACTTAAACCCGAAGAATCAAAACTTGACTTAGATAGGGTTACAGGTCAAAAGAAGTCTATATACCTAAATCAAAATAGTCAGTTTGATGGGATGGAAGGGTATTGCTACGATGGGTGTTGGTACTTTGATTATACTCTCGGTTCAAGATTTGGACTAAACACAGAGACTGCAAACATAAATCCAACCTTTAGCATTGATAGAAAAGGTGGTGTGATAAACTTCTCGTCAGGAATGGCAGGAGAATTGTGTGTGCTTGAGTATGTATCTGATGGCATGGAAAGTGGAGACAACTCTAAGATAACTGTAAATAAATTATTCGAGGATTATATCTATGCGTACATTGAGTATGCAATCCTCAACTCTAAACTTGGTGTACAGGAGTATGTGGTAAACAGAGCAAGGAGAAGAAAGACAGCACTCCTAAGAAACGCAAAGATAAGATTGAGCAATATACATCCTAGTAGACTTCTTATGAATCTTAGAGGTCAAAACAAGTGGCTAAAGTAGTATGGCAAATTATCAAAGAAATTTTGTATTAGGTAAAATGAATAAGGACACCGACCAACGCCTTATTCGTAACGGAGAATACATTGATGCAATAAATATTAGGATTGGTTCAGAAGAAACCAACTC